ATGGGTGGATCAGAAGGACTGATCCAGCGAGAGATTGCGTATCAGCCGCTGCCGTCGCAACAGAAGTTTCACGCAAGCGAAGCGAGATTCAAGGGGTTTTCGGGCCCGATTGGGTCGGGGAAAAGCCAGGCGCTCTGCCAGGAGGCGATCCGGCTGGGGTACATAAACAGCGGCAGAACGGGATTGATTGGGGCGCCGACGTATCCGATGCTGCGGGACGCGACGTTGCAGGCCCTGCTAGGAGTACTCGAACGCAACCGAATCCCTTTCGATTACAACAAAGCGGAGAACGTCCTGCGGCTACGGGATACGGGGTCGAAGATACTGTTTCGCGCGGTGGATGAGTTTGAGCGGCTGCGCGGGAGCAACTTGGCGTGGTTTGGAATCGATGAGCTGACGTACACGCAACCGGAGGCGTGGCAACGGCTGGAGGGGCGGTTGCGGGATCCGGAAGCGAGCCGGCTGTGCGGGTTCGCGGTGTGGACGCCGAAGGGATTCGACTGGGTTTACGAGCGATTCATTGCGAATCCGGTACCCGGCTACGAGGTGGTGATCGCGAAGCCGCGGGAGAACCGGCATTTGCTTGAGCAAGTACCGGACTACTATGACCGGCTCAAAGAAAGCTACGACGAACGGTTCTACCAGCAAGAGGTGTTGGGTGAGTACGTGGAGCAATCGGCGGGGCGGGTGTACGGGAGCTTCGACCGGCGACTGCACGTACGCGAAACGGAGTGGGACCGGAACCGGACGCTGATGTGGTCATTGGATTTCAACGTAGACCCAATGTCGTCGGTGGTGGCGCAGGCGCGTGGGGACCGGGTGGAGGTCATCGATGAGATCGTGCTGAGGAACTCAAGCACGGCAGAGGCGTGCGAGGAGTTCGTGAGGCGCTATGGTCTGCAGGCGGGGAGCTTGCGGGTGTATGGAGATGCGAGCGGAAGGCACGCACAAACGACGGGGCGAAGCGATCTGGCGATTGTGCGGGAGCATCTGGGGCGGCATGGCTTTCGTCAAGCGGAATACCGGATCCCGGTTGCGAATCCAGCAGTGCGAGAGAGGGTGGGGCTGGTGAATGCGCGATTAAAGAGCGCAGCGGACGAGATCCGTTTACATGTAGATCCGAAGTGCCGCGAGCTGATCAAGGACCTGGAGCAGGTGGTTTACAAGGAGCGGAGCGGATTGATTGATAAGGAGCGGGACGCGCTGAGGACGCACCTATCGGACGCGCTGGGCTATCTGCTGTGGCAGGAGTTTGGGGCGGGAGATGACGTGGGAGAGCGAAGCCATCCGCTGTTGTGAGGGGAAGGGAGAGAGGGCGTGATCGAGATTGACCGGGAGCATCCGGAATACCGGCAGCGCAAGGCGACATGGCAGACGTATCGAGATTTGTACGCCGGTGGAGATCAACTGAAGAGCCGGGCGAACGAGTATCTGAAGGCGCGCCAGAGGGAGCCAGCGCAGGTGTACGGGGAACGGTTGAGCCGGGTGTTCTACGAGAATTACGTGGGCTCAATTGTGGATTGGTATGCAGCGACGCTGTTCCGCCGAGAACCGGTGATCGCGCTGGAGGGCAAGAATGCGCGGGGTCGGGAGTTTTTCAACCGATTTCTGGAAGATTGCGACCTGAGGGGCACGGCGATTACGGATTTTTTCCGCAAGGTATTCGTGGATGCACTGATTTGCGGAACCGGTTACGTTTTGGTGGATTTCCCGCGAACCGAGGGGCATGTTTCGAACCGGGCGGAGGAGGATCTGCTGGGTGCGTCGCGTGCCTATTTGGTCCACCGGACAGCAGAAGAGCTGATCAATTGGAGCCGGGACGAACGTGGCGGGTTCGAGTGGGTGGTGATGCGGAGCGAGCACCTGCGGCAAGAAGGCAGCGAATGGGTGGTGGAGAGGCGCTGGACACGGTACGACCGGCAGCGATACGAATCGTACCGGCGGGTGGAACTGGGGCAGGAGCGGGGTGCTGTAGAACTCACGGGCGAAGGGCGGCACGGGCTGGCGCGGCAGATGCAGGTTCCACTGTTCCGGCTGGAAATCAGCGAAGGGCTGTGGCTGTTAAACAAAGCGGGGCTGCTGCAACTGGAGCATTTCAACAAATCGAATGCGCTGAGCTGGGCGCTGACGATGGGTTTATTCGCGATGCCGGTGGTGTACACGGAGCGCGAGTTCAACCAGATGGTTGGTGAATCGTATTACCTGCAACTGGGCAAGGAAGACCGTTTCGGGTGGACGGAGCCGGAAGGGCACGTATTTCAGATTGCGGCGGAGAACCTGGTGCGGCTCCAGGAGGAGATCTACCGGGTGTGCCACCTGGCGCACGCGGGAGGGCGGCTTTCGGGGGGGGCGGCGCAATCGGGATTGAGCAAGCAGCGGGATTACTCGATTACGCAGGAGGTTTTGCGGGCATACGGCGATGCGGTGAAGGACACGGTGAAGAAGGTTCTGCGGGCGATCGTGGAGGCAAGGGCAGACGGGCTGTCGGTAACGGTGTCTGGGCTGGACGAGTTCGACATTGGGGATTTCAGCGCGGAGCTGGATGATGCGGAGCGGCTGCTGAGGCTTGGGGCGGGATCACCGACGCTGGAGCGCGAGGTACGGAAGAAGCTGGCGCTCAAATATCTGAGCGATTCCCGGCAAGACCTCAAAGACCGGATCGCAGAAGAGATCGACGCGGCAGGAACAGCAAGACAGGAGTAGAGGATGGTTGAGCAAGGGGAAAAAGAAGTTCGGGCGATTGTGCAGGCAGCAATCAGCGAATACATCCGGAGCGAGCGTGAGCGAGGCGAGCCGGCGCAACTGGCAGAGCTTCGTGAGGAGCGGCGGAAGCGGGAGGCGCTTGAGAGCCGATTGAATGCGCTCGCGGAGGAGAACCGGCGGGCGCGGGAGATCGCGGAGGAGTCCGAGCGCGGCGCGGCGATCCGGGCGGAACTGCAGCGGCTTGGAGTGGCGAAGCTGGAACTGGCGTACAAGGCGGTGAAGGACGAGATCCGTCGGACGGCGGACGGCCGGCTGGTGGCGGGCGGGGCGGATCGCGAAGTGGGGTTGCGGGAGTATCTGGCAGATTTCGTAAACGAGAATCCGGAGCTATTGCCAGCGCGAATCGCGGGCGGTTCCGGGGCATCGGGATCGGGACGATTGCCAGGAGGGGGCGTAGCAGTGGACCTAGACCGGATCAAGCCGGGGATGGATCCGGAAGAACTGGAACGGGTGCGCCAGGAGATCACGAGAGTGGCCATGGAGACACTGCGAGGCCGTTAACGAAGGACGGCTGACCGAGAGGGCAGGCCGGGAGAAGAAGGAGAGAAGCGGGGAAGAAAATGCCGACGATTACATCCGCGAACGTAGCGAACGCGATTGTCAAGCTGGTAGCAGCGGACGCACTGCCGGCGCTGATGGGGAACCTGGTGATGGGGAACCTTGTTAATCGCGATTATGAGCCGACGCTGGCGCAGGCGGGAGACACGATCAATGTGCCGATTCCGCCGACGCTGGTGGCGAACAACATTACGCAGGGCGGGACGGTGCAGACCCAGAATCCGAACGTCGGGAACGCACAGATCGTGCTGAACACGCACGTGGAAGCGACGTTCCAGATTCCAGACGTGACGAAGGTGCTGGCGGTTCCAGATCTGCTGAAGCTGTACATGCAGCCGGCGATGGTAGCGCTGGCCGAGAAGATCGAGACTGACCTTCTGGGCCTCCATGCGCAATTCACAGCGAACTCGCCGTTGGGGGCGGGAGCGACGCCGATCACGGAGGCGGTGCTGGATGCGGCAGAAACTTCGCTGTTTGTGGCGAAGGTGCCGGCAACGATGCCGAAGTATCTAGTGTGCGATTCGAACGCGTACTCGCAGTTGCGGCAGATTGAGCGATTCAGTGAGTATCACACGGCGGGAGAGGCCGGCCTGCGTGCGCTGATCGATGGACAGGTGGGACGGATCAAGGACTTTTTCGTATTCCGCTCGCAGTTTGTGGCAAAGACCGGATCGGGTCCGGTGACGACGCACAACCTGGCGTTCGCGAAGGACGCGATCGGGCTGGTGATGCGGCGGATGCCGAAGCCGCTGCCGGGAACGGGCGCAATCAGCGAGTATGCGGAGTTGGGCAATTTCGGGATGCGCATTACGATGAGCTACCAGCCGAACACACTGGCGCAGCAGTTCACGGTGGACGTGCTGTACGGGGTGGGCGTGCTGCGGAACAACCACGGCGTGCGGATTCTGAGCTAGCGGAGCGGTTGCAAGTTCTGCGAGCGTTGGGGGCCCTGGAGGGATCCAGGGCCCATTTTTTGGGCTTCGAAGAGGGAAACACGGCATGGACCTGAAGGCTTACTACAACCAGATCGAGGCGCTGGAAGAAGAGATTGGGACGGCAGACGTGGTGATCGCCAGCAAGAAGACGCCAGACGGCGGACGCGAAGGTGTGTTCACGGAAGTGAGCCGAGGGACTGCGGCGAAGCTGATCGTGGAAGGGAAAGCGCGGCTGGCGACAAAAGAGGAAAGCGAGGCGTTCCGGGCGGCGGAACAGAAGCGGACCGCCGAGGCAAAGGAGCAGCTGAAGACAGCGGCCCCGGTGGCGGTCCTGACAAGCGAGCAACTGGAGACGCTGCGCCGTTCGATTCAGCGATACGGGGAGTAGAGATCGATGGCGTTATTCACCGACGGCGAGTGGACTACGGTTGAGGGGCTGCGGGCATACGAAAGCACGATTTTGGAAGTCGCGGAAGGGCAGTCCATCGATTTGGAAAGCAAGATCGAACTGGGCGCGGCGGAAGTGGGCGACGAACTGTTGAGCTTCCTGCTGGAGAACGCAGACCAAGATCCGAAGGCGGGAACGCGGCGCGGGATGGGTCTGGCGGACGTGGTGGTAACGCCGCTGGTGCGGCGATGGGTGACGATGCAGGCACTCGCCGGTGTGTTCCGGGACGCGTATCACAACCAATTGAATGACCGCTTCCGCGGGAAGTGGGAGGCGTATGAGCGGCAAGCGAAGGCGGCGAAGGAGCACACATGGCGGCAAGGGGTGGGTCTCGTGTTGGAGCCGATACCGCGCGCAAGCGAGCCGGAGGTGTTGCTGGAGGCGGGCACACCGATGGATGGAGTTCTCTATGTCCAGGTGAGCTGGGTGAACGCAAGGATGCAGGAAGGAGCACCAAGCGCGGCGATCGCTCTGGAGGCAACAGCCGGGATGGGGTTCGCGGTGAGCGCTGGCCCGCTGCCGGCACATGCGGTCGCGTGGCGAGTGTATGCGGGACTGAGCCGGGACTCCCTGACGCGGCAGATTCCGGGTGATCTGGCGCCGGGGGCCATATGGCGCCCGTCTGGAGCAGTGAGTCAGGGGCCCCAACCGAGCGATGGACAGGCTTCCGAGGTGTTTGTGACGGGTGGGCATCGTTTGCGGAGGGGATGATGGCGAGCATCGCGGCGAGTGCGACCCAGCGGTTGATGTCACTGTGCCGAGGCGAAGAAGGGCTGGCGCCGCGGGTGCTGGCGGCGGCACGCCGGGCGAACGAGAGGCTGGCTGGGATCGGAGCGGAGAACATCGTGCAGCGGAACGCGTCAGCGGACCTGAGTGAACGGGGAGCCGGAATGCGGTATCCGGTTTTCCATGTTTACTGCGAGCGGGTGTCAAACGAGCTGACGGAGAAGTTCCGGCGCTTTTCGGGCAAGGTACGGCTGGCGATTGAGGCGAGGGTATCGCAAGACCGGATCGAAGGTCTGGAGGAGCGGACGCAGTTATACGTTGAGGCGATCACGACACTTTTGGAGAACAACCGGGGGGATTGGGGCGAGGGGTTGTTCTTCACTGGCGCGTATGAGGTGACGTTCGGACCAGTGAAGAGCGGTGGGAGGAACTACCTGCAGACGGCAAAAGTGACGATTGAAGTGGACGCGAGCGCGGGTTAGGGAGACAGAGAGATGTCCTGTTATGTGTCGTCGAACGACAACAGAGTTTATGTAGCGAGGGAGCAGGCGTACGGCGCGGTTGCCGCAGTGACGGAGCAGAACCGGATTGCGGCAGTGCGATTGAGTGCGCGGCAGCGGGGGCAGCGGATCCAGAGGCGGGATAAGACCGGTACGCGGACGTATCAAGGGCTTCCGGGTGAGATTCGCCGAGAGACGGAGTACGAGTTGACCGCTTATCTGACGGGCTGGACTGGATTGACGGGGCAGCCGAACCTAGGCCCGCTGGTTGGCGCGGCACTTGGGGGCGCAACGCAGACGTTTGCAGGCGGGACGGTGCAGAGCGCATCAGGACTGCAGGTAACGCTGACCGGAGCACACGGGCTGGAGCCTGGGCAAGCCGTAGCGCACGGCGGCGAGATGCGGTTCGTGGCGAGTGTGGCAAGCGCGCAGAGCATAGTGCTGAATGCTCCGTTCAGCGAGCCGCTGCAAGCTGGTGCGGCACTTGGCAAGACAATCACGTATCAGCCAGGGTGGCAGACGGGCAGTGTGAGCCTATACGACTACTGGGGAGGCAGCGGTGCAGTCAGCCGGGTGCTTGCGGGAGCGGCGGTGGATCAAATGCGGATCAAGGTGAATGGCGACCTGCATGAGTTCCAATTTCGTGGGCCGTCGCAGGAGTTATTTGACACGGCGAGTTTCGAGCACGGCGAGGGAGGGATGACGGCTTTTCCAGCGGAGCCGGCGCAAACAAACGCGAGCTACGAGTTAGTGCCAGGGCACCTAGGGCAGGCATGGCTGGGGTCGACGGCATCGCAGTTTCTGACGGTGACCGGGGGAGAGGTACGGATCGAGAACGGGATTGAAACGGAGCGCATCGAGTTCGGGTCAGCGACGCCGCGGTGTTTGCAGCCGGGTGAGCGGCGGGTGCTGGTGAGTTTCAGCATTTTTGAGCAGAACAACGCGGCGACGAGGGAACTCTATCAAGCAGCTCGGCAGCGGCTTCCAATTCAGGTGATGCTGCAGCTGGGTGAGCGGCCGGGCCAGCTTTTTGGGGTGTATTGTCACAGCGTCGTTCCGGAAACGCCGGATTTCGATGATAGCGAAACGCGTTTGCAATGGCGCTTTGAAGGGCGGGCGCAGGGAGGGAAGGACGATGAAATCCGGGTGGCGTTTGGGTGAGGAGTGGCGGAGCTGGACCGAGCACGAGTCGGCGGTCGCACCGGGAGTGAGATATCGGATTGCGCGGATGACGTTCGGCAAGCGGCTGGAACTGGCGCGTGAGTTACGAGAGGCGAGCCGCCGGCTGGAGTACGCGGAAGCAGGTCAAACGGCTGCGGACCGGCTAGAGGCGATCGTGCTGTCGCATGAGATGGACGCGATCTATTTGAAGTGGGGGTTGTTGGGGATTGAAGGGCTGCGGATTGATGGAAAGGAAGCGGAGCCAGAGAGCTTAAGAAAGCTGGGTCCGCTGGCGCTGGTGGAAGAGATCCTGGAGCGGATCAAGGCCGAATGTGGCCTCAGCGAAGACGAACGAAAAAACTGATTCTCGCACTGCATTTTCAAATGACGAACCAGGCCGGGTGGCAGTGCGAGAACTGCCGGGCGAAGGGCCTGGACCGGCAACGCGGTTGCCGGTGGGGCGGCTATGAGAGCGCCAAGCGGGGAAAGCCAGTGTGGATTCGGGGAGAGCACCACACGCTGGAGTGCCCGAAGCCGTTAATTTCCGCGTCGAGCCTGAGTTGGCTGGAGTTGTATGTCGCCTGGAAGCAGAGCCCGGTGGATCTGATGTGTTGGCCGGCGCGGGACGCGGAAGCTGTTTTGGTGCTGGAAAGCGAGATGCGACGGGAGATAGCGGATGGGGAAAGCGATTGAGGGGCTGTTGCGGTCGCTGGGGAGCGGCCGGGAAGAGAAGGGACCATATTTGTTGGTTCCGCCACGGCTGGCAGCGGAGACAGAATCCATCGAAGAGGAGCGCGAAGGTGGAGCTGAGCTTACGCGGGAGCTTTCGAGCCTGGGGCAGCAGATCAGCGAACTGCGCGCGGCGACAACAGAGCAGAGCGCGCGGGTGGCAGAGAACACGAAGGTGGTGGGACAGAACACGCTGTCGCTGGCAAACCGATTCCTGACAGAGGCGGGAAAGAGCGTTGCTGGATTGGGCGGGGGTGGCTTGTTTCTGAGCCCAATTCTGACGGGCCTTTTGCGGCTGTTTCGGGGTGATGGATCGAGCCGGCCGGCCGTGGATCTGGCGCGGTACGCGAAGCCGGCTCCGATTCCGGCCGTGCTGGGGATTGGCGGAGGAGACCCGATAACTGGCGGTACCAGTGTGGCAGCCACTCCGCGGGGAACGACCCATGTGACGGTTCAGGTCCAGGCCATGGACAGCAAATCGTTTACGGATCACCGGGACGAGATCGCGCGTGCGGTGCGGAGCGCCTTGCTAGAGAGCCATGCACTTGGCGATGTAATCCGGGAGCTCTAGCGATGGCGGTCTTTCCCCTGCTCAAGACCGGCGCGGTGAGTTGCTATCCGCTGCATCGATCGTCCTTGATGCCGGTGACCGTGGTTCCGTTTGTGGACGGCGCCGAGCAACGATTTCCGAGGGGTGGCAAAGACGTGAGGCGGTGGCGTCTAGAGTTGCACGGGCTGGATGAGGCGGAACAGGTGCGGCTGATGGAATTCTTTGAAGAAATGGGCGGGCCAGTAGGCGAGTTCGAGTTTCAGGATCCGTTGACAGGAACAGTTCATCCGGCATGCCGGTTTGATCAGGGGACGCTGGAAGTGGAGATCGGACGAAACGGATCCGGAAGCGTGACGGTGCTGGTGAGACAGGGTAACTAGGATGGCCTATTTTCCTCAACTCGACGGTGGAACTTCGGTACAGCTGCCGCTGCGTTACTGGCGGCGCTTCGAGGCGGGGTTGCTGGAGCGGGAGGATGGGGGTGCGATTGTCGTAAGCGGCGCCACGCGAGGGGAGCATGGATGGGACTTGCAGTATCGCGGGCTCCGAGGCGCCGAAGCCGACCGGCTGGTTGCGTTCTTTTCCGCGCGCCAGGGGAGGCTGTTGCCATTCGGGTTTCTGGATCCGGTGAGAAACCTGTTGGCGTGGAGCGAGGACTTGACGAAAGCGCATTGGCAAAGAGACGCACTGATTCAAGTTCTGTCTGGAGCAGCAGGTCCGGCAGGAATGGGAACAGCACAGACGGTATTGAATAGCGGACAAGCGGTTCAATCGGTCTGGCAGACGCTCCCTGTGCCGGGCATCTACCGGTTCGCCATGAGTGTCTTCCTTCGGAGCGGAGCTGCGGACGTAGTACGGCTGTGGGCGGAGAACAGCGGAGTCCGTTCCTGGCTAGCGGTTGAGCCCGGTGCGAGCTGGGGCCGGTTTGAGTTCCCGGTAGAGCCGGGCGGAACGGAAGAAATCACGAGATTCGGGATGGAGCTGGAGCCAGGGGCGGCAGTGGAAGTTTTCGGCGTTCAGTTGGAGCCACAGGGTGGAGCCGGCCCCTACAAGCGGAGTGCCGCAAGGCAAGGAGTGTACGTTCAGGCGCGCTTCGATATGGACGAGATCCTGTTGTCGGCAGAAGGCAAGGATTCTTTTGGAGCCCGGGTTCGGATCGTGGCACGGGAGGGAGCAGAGTGATGCCAACGATCGATGAGATGAAGCAACAAGAGGTCACGAAGACACCGCTGTGCCTTTTCGAGTTAACGCATCCGGGCGGTGGATCGCAGCAATGGAGCAGCCACGCGGTGCAGATTGCGGGAAAGAGCTACGAGGCTCGGGTGCTGCACCACAGCCTTCTGGAATGGCGAGGAGGGTTGGATGAATATCCGGACCAAGCAGCGAGAGTAAGTTTGACGCTGGCGAACGGCGACGGCATGGTGACGCAACTGGTGCGGGAAGACGGCTGGAAAGGGACGCGGCTGACGGTACGGTTTGGCTTCTTCGATCTTGGATCGGGCGAAGCAGCAAGCGAGCAGAGGGTGATTTTCCGGGGGATCGCGCTGTCATGCGATGGACTAAACGACGAAACAGCGCGGCTGACGTTTGGAAGCCGACTGGGGCAGCAGCGAATTCTCTTGCCAGAGGTCCGAATCCAGAAACGATGTCCGTGGCGTTTTCCGGTGAATGCCGCCGAGCGGGCGGTGGCGCGGGACGGCGGAGCAGAGGGCGCATATTCGGGATTGTTCCGGTGCGGGTATTCAGCAGACCAAACGGGCGGACGAGGCAACCTGGATCCTGGCACGGGAGCCCCCTTCACGAACTGCGCCCAGACGCGGGCTTCGTGCGAACAGCGGGGCATGTTTGATCGAGACGGTGAGGGACGTGAAACGAGGCGCTTTGGAGGTGTGGAGTTCGTTCCGTCGTCGATCCTGGTGCGAGGTCACGGAGAAAAGAAACAGCGTCCTGCGGCGGTTCTGTCGAGCCAAGCTCACTATGACGATCCGGTGGCACTCGTGTATGGAACGGGTTGGATCGACGCTCCGGTCGTGATGGGACGAAATGACGGCAATCTGACACGCATGGAAGTGCTGTTAGGAATGGGTCCCATTGAAGACGTTCTGAAGGTGGTCGTTGGGGATGTGGAAATTCCGGAAGGGACCACGGGTGCCGATCTGACTGGAACGGGCTGGTACCGGTTGCTTAGCAGGGGCGATCGCAACGGGGTGTTCAATCCAGACTTTGGAGATGAGAGTGGGAACCCGTTGGGCGATCCATATGGGAGCATGGCGTATCTGTCTGTCGTGGTACCGAATCAGGTAAACGACGGGCGCACGGCGCCGCGGGTACAGGTGCTGGTGAAAGGGCTGCGGATCGAACGGTTCGGGGAGGACGGGACGACGCTGGGATTGACGCACACGAACAACCCTGCGTGGGTTCTTCTGGATCTGTTGCGGCGGAGCGGTTGGACTCTTGAAGAGCTGGATCTAGGCAGTTTCGCGCGGGCCGCGAGCCACTGTGGCGAGCTTGTGGCGATGACAGATTTGAATGGAAACCCGACATCGGCACCACGGTATCAATGCAACCTAATCGCGGATCAACGCCGGAGTGTGGTGGAGTATCTCCGCGGAGTCCGGCTGAGCGGCAATCTGATTTTGCGATACGAGGCCGATGGCAAGTTGGCTGTGCTCGCGGAGGGTAGCCTGGCGGACCAGCAGGCGACGAAACCTTCTGGCAGCAATGCAATGGCTCCGCTGAACGGCGGTTGGCCAGCCTACGAATTCTGCGACGGGAGCGCTGGGTTCTCCGGAATCGCGGCGGGCGAGGACAGCAGGAGCAGCTTGCGTTTGTGGTCGCAGAGCGCAGGAGAGCTTCCGAACCGCTACACGGTGGAGTTTCAAGATGAGTTTAACGAATATCAGTCGGACAGCCTTTCGCTTTTGGACGCGGAGGACGCCAAGGCAATGGGTCAAGAGACGGCGACACAGTTTGCGGGGTTGGGGATCGCCAATTTCGACCAAGCCTACCGGCTGCTGCGGCTGCAATTAAACCGGACGATCCAAGGGAACCGATACGCGGAGTTTGAGACAAGCGTCCGTGGAATCGGGCTCCGGCCCGGAGATCTGATTACGCTAACGGTGGCGAAGCAAGGGCTGGCGCGACAGCTATTCCGGGTCCTGCGTGCGGCGCCCGGCCGGAATTTCGAGCGAGTCGAAATCACGGCGCGGTGGCACGAGGACACGTGGTATCTGGGTTCTGGAATGGAAGGAGATGGGAGGCGGCGCGAAGGTCCGCTTGGGAACAAGCTGCCACGGCCGCTCGCAGGCTCCGTGACGGGGGGATGGGCAGAGACGGAGTTCGGTGTCGAGGAGAAGGGTCCCGAGGGACCAGACGAAGGACGGGTTCGGGTGGCGTGTAGTTTTCATGCGCCCAAGCAGGGTGCCGTGAACGCGCTGGCGATTCCATTTCTGGATCTTGTTCCACTCGTGGAGAGTTCCGGAGGGGAACTCCCTGGGGGTCAGGCGTTCTACTACGCGATCAGCGCAGTTAGTGGGGGAGGTAGTGAATCGCCGCTTTCCTACACAGTACGGGCAAGAACAGGCGCGGACGGTTCCAACTATCGGGTCGTACTGCGGCGGTTGAGTTTCGGGGCTGGCGTGACGCACTTCCGGATTTATCGAGGAGCTTCGCCGCAACAACTTCTCTTTCTGGAAGAACGGCCAGTGGCAAATACGTATGTGGATACGGGGGCAATCGCTCCGAGTCCCGAAGGTCCGCCGGACGCGAACTTCGATCACGCGAATTTCTACTGGCGGCTAGAGTTGCAGCCACCGCTGGGAGTGGAATTCGCGACGGCGACGACCGCAGGAGGAGCTTTTTGGAATCTGACGCCAGGAGAATACCGTGGAACAACGGTACGGATTGTGTCGGGCATGGGTGCGGGGCAAGAACGGGAAGTCTTGGACAACACCAGCAATTCGCTGACGGTTGCGCCGTCGTGGAGTGTGATCCCGAACAGTTCCAGCACGATAGCAATCTGCGAAGGGAGTTGGCAGTTCGGGGCGTTGGGCAAACAGAGCCCAGTAGTATTCAGTGTTCCGAACCGCCCTGGCGCCACGATTCATATTTCGGGCCGAGCAGCGAATAGCAAAAACGAAGAGTGTGCCTACGCCACATCGCCGTTGACACGCTGGACGATAACGGGGACAAGTGGGGCACGTTACGATGCGGACAATCCCCCTGCTCCTATTTTCGGACTTCAGCCGACGGGGGATGGCACTGTAACTCTCACTGGGCCGGCATTTGCGACGTTCACGAACACGAGGACGATTACGGCAGGGACGCTCTCGCTTTGGTTCGACGATGAATTGCAGCCACCGCTTGCGGGGATGCTACAAGAGGGGATCAGTGAGACGGAGCCCCTGTTATCGGTGGCGCCGGCAATCGGCGCACAGCCTGGGTCGCTGTTACTGGTGGATCAAGAGCTTCTGATGGTGGTGGAGCGGTTGAGCAACGGGAGTTTGTTCCGGGTAGAGCGCGGGTCGCATGGCAGCGCGCCAGCCACACATGCTGAGCAAAGTAGCGTCACCGCGCTCGAGCGTGTGGTTAGCATAGTTCCCTTCCCGGCAGACTTTTTTGGAAGCCCCGCGAGCGGGAGCTTCCGGTTCCGGGTCCGGCAGCCCAATGTACGAATCCGGGCCGCCGAGCTATTCGTGACGAATTCGCGGGGAAGCAGCCCGGTGACTCGAGTCAACTACACACAGACGGCGGCAGGTGGGCTGCGCACGCTGAACGGCGGACAATATTCGATGCAGGTGGATGGTGTTTTGGGAATTGAGGACAATGTGGCGCCACCGCTTATCGTAGAGGCCGCGCACAGCATTCTCGACATCGTTGCACACATGAAGACGGCGCCGTTTGGGGGAGCTGTCCAACTGCGCATCCGGAGTGATGAAGATACGCTGGGGATGCTCACGATCGCCTCCGGCATGACGGTATCGAATGCTTTGAGCGGCGCGGCACTGGCACCGCTGAACGCGGGGAGCCGGCTGGCATTGGACATTGTGAGCGTTCCACAAGGTCCGAACACCTTTCCGGGCGCGGATCTGACCGTAACCATTCGTCTTTGACCCATGCCCGAGATTCTAGAAAAGTTGCGTCCTGACCGCGACCTGCAATGCTACTTTGAGCGTCCCTCGGCGATTGCGGCGATGAGTGGAGCCACGCCCTCAGGTTTCACCCTGTCCGGTTGCTTCCGGCAGCAGTTCGACTGGGCGGTCGTGGAGTGGAACCGCGATAACGTGATCGAGCATCCGGCGCTGCGTAATCTTCCGGACGGGGATTTGAGCGGGATGGTGTTGAGTTACGAAGAGACACGCAACAATTGCATTCCGATAGATTCAGATCTGTATCCGACGGTGGACTGGAACACGCTGCGGGTGTGGGCGGGCGCGCAGGGATCCGAGGAGATCTACTACGTAGACTTGCGATCACGGGCGGAAGCGGTGGAAGGCACGTATCAATGTGCGTCTGCCGAATTCACTTTGCAGGGGACGGCAGTTGGGGGCGATGTGATCGGACTCGAGTTTCTCGGGCAACATCACACTTATCAGCTCTACGCGTCGGACACTCTTGAATCCGCAGCGCAGGCGATTGTGGATAGCATCAACGCATTTTCGCCGATGGTCACAGCGGAACGTGCCGGAACCACAATCCGGCTGCTGTACACGGGCAGGACTGCGGCGAACACGAAAGCCTCTCCGGCTGAATCCACTAAGGGCGCGAACGGGAATCGTGTGGGCGCATACTCCTACCATTCCGCCGGGGCATCCGCTCGTTGGAGCCATGCGTGGAGGATGTTTTCGGGCGGCGTTTCGCCGAGCCGTTGGCGGGTGACGATTGACTTCCGGAATCTGACCGATAACCGTAATCCGGCGCGAGTGGTTCCCACTCACTTGGTTCGAAAACTGCGATGGACCTACGCCGCGGATCTGCAAGCGGGTGACTTCCAGCGAAGGGAGTTCGAGGTTTCGATCACGAACTGGCAAGTGACCGGGACAGGGCGTTCGTATTCTGTCGCGGGACCGGGAAGCAAGCGCATCGAGGATGGTGACCCGGAGGTGACCTATGGAGGATCTTGGGATCAGGGCTCAGGGAATTTCTCCAGCGGCACTATCCACTGGACGCAGACACCAGGGGCCTATGTTGAAGCTGGCTATACAGCGACTGCTACGCATCGTTTGTATCTGGGAACCCGGTATATTCCCGGGGGCAGTACGCTAGCAGTCGAGCTCGACGGGCAGACGACTATCGAGATTCGCACACATATTCCAGGGGAGGATGTCCTGGGGCGAATCGAGATCGGAGTGCTGGGTCCAGGGCAACACTCGGTACGGGTTACGCAAGCTGGCCACCCGGGAGAGCCCTTCTATTTTGATTTTTTGGAGGTTGCAGTTCCAGCAGAAGGGCTGCCAGAAGTAGCGGGGCATGCGCAGCTGACCGCAGCTACAGACTGGGACACGGATCACTCACTGGCATTACCAGCGGAACGAACCGCCTGGCTTTTGCGAAAGCTCGGGTTCCGAGGACGAGCGAATCACTACGTGGGGGCCCTGTGGTTCTACGAACTTGTTCGAAATGGGCATGAATATGCCTCTGGAGCGATTGCATTCTCGGGTATTCCCACACCGAACTCCATTACAACGTTAACCATCAACGGAGCGGGCGCAGGTCCGCAAAGCGAGACGGTGATTCATCATCTTCATCACATCGGAGATACCCCCGAAACACTAGCGCGAGCGTTCGCGCTGGAGTTAAACAGGGGATACACGGCTATTCATGCCAGTGTGGATGGCTCAAGTCTCGAGATTCGTTCGCGAGCGATGGGTGCGGATGGGAATCAGGTTGCCGTGTCCTGCAGCACGAATGATCCGGCGCTCACGATCGAGACCTCGGGCAGTTCACTTTCGGGGGGAGTGGACGGGACCTGGATCGTGGACATGATGGCGCCCACACTCACGAATCGGGCAGCACGGGATTGGAGCCGCGCTTACTATGCCGCTCTGGCGGGATACGGAGTGGGGGTGACTGCTGCTTACAGCATGGAATTGCAGCATGGCGACACATCCGCAACTTCGGCAATCGCACAGCGTGGGCCGCTTGGTGAAGTAATCTGGCTGCCCACGCCCGCTCTGCAGACAAACTTCTCATCGGCGAGCCTGGCTTTCTGGAAGACGGTGCATGCCGAGATGGCTCAGGTGATGACAGAGGCGGGAGTGACGCCGTACCTGCAGTTCGGCGAGGTGCAGTGGTGGTATTTCAACAATAATGGGCTGGGGCTGCATTATTCCGGAATGCCATACTACGACGAGGAAACGAAAGCCAATTTTCAGGCGGAATATGGCCGGCCGATGCCGGTTTTAACGGACCATTTCACGGATCCGGCAGCACATCCCGAAGAGGCAGTGTTTCTCGCGCGCCGGATTGGCCGGTTCTGCGACGCGATTGTGCAGCATGTACGAGGCTTGTATCCGAACTGCAAGTTCGAGGTCTTATATCCTACGGACGTCAACCAGACGGCGTGGAATCGAACGGTGAATTATCCGGCTGAGAGCTGGACTCCGGAGCAGCTGGAATGCATAAAGACAGAAGGATTCGGATTCACATATAACCGCGACGTGGAAGGAGCGCTCCATGCGGCGGACCTGATCACCGGTTTTCCGCCGGCACGACGGGCCCATCTGGTGGGCATCGGCGATCCGCACTCCAGTTGGGTTCGGGAAGTGAAACGGGCGTTAGACCGCGGATATGAATCAGTAGTGCTTTGGGCGCTGGATCAGTTCTGCCTGATCGGATATGCGCTGCCTGCTATCCGCGGGCGGCGGCGGAGCGCGCGAATGGGCTCCTGA